CTTGAGAACTAAGGGGTTGATATTCGTGTCCCGACCTCCGCCTGTATCGAAACGTATTCGAATGGTACAACTGGCTTTAGAAATGGCGAGCAACGAAGCTAATGGATATTCTCAGAAACCACCAAATGGCAGATGGGGTCCAGACTTCGATTGCTCGTCGTTTATATATTTTATCGCTAATCAATCAGGGTACGATGTAGGAATCGGAAGCGATAAAGTGAGGTTTACAGGAACAATGTTAAAGGACTTCGAAAAAGCAGGATTTCAAATACTGCCATTTGCGAATGTCGGAATAAGTGACCTTAAGATTGGTGATATTCTTCTCAACCTAGCCCTTCATGCCGAGGTATATGTTGGTGATGGTGAGACTGTCGGAGCTAACCACTCTGAGGATGGTGGCTATGTTGGAGAATCGGGCGACCAAACAGGGAACGAAATCGACAAGCATCCTGTAATCACCTTCGATAAAGGTTGGGACTATATTCTCAGACCTCCTGATGAAGATGAGAACGAAGTCGAGGAGAATTGCGAAGAAGGTGATATTTGTATGCCAATGAATTACATGCCACCGTATAGTAATGGGTGGCCTCAAGGAGCTAATAGTACCATGCAGGGTATGCCTATGAACAATGGCTATCCTCAAGGTAATCTTGGTCAGATGAATGGATATTCTCAGGCCAATGCTGGTGGTATGCGAATGCCTATGAACCAACAGCCTATGAATGGTAATGGTTGGCCTCAGGGTATGCAAGGGATGCAGGGAATGCAGAACGGCTATCCGCAAGGCAATAGTATGCAGGACTTAATATTTGTCATGGGAATTGAGGGTGCTAAGAACTATCGAGGCACTCCTAATTCTCGCATGGCATTGTTTGACGAGGACAAGCCACTAATGTATGTGGTTAGTTTCGATCAAAATGGAAGTTGTAACAGCATTAACGTTTATCAATTCGAGGAATGTTCAGAAGAGATGCCACAGCACTTGTCGCCTCTCATGCGTGGACACAACATGAGCGGTAGTGGTATGCAGATGGGTGATCATCAAAACATGGTGACTAGAGAAGAGTTTGAACAGTTGAAGGAGATGCTAGCCAATGTTCAATCCACTAATGCAGGGAATGAATCCAATGGGCAGCAACCCGCCAATGCCAACAGGAATGGGCGTGCCTAATCAACCTGCTGGCCCAATGAACATGATGCAACAAATGATATTTAACAATTTGTATAATAGCAATCCCCAGTTCAGGCAGTTTGCTGATTCTATGCAAGGCAAGACTCCTGAGCAAGCTTTTCAAGAGCAGGGGCTTGACTATAATCAGTATCGGAATATTAATCCTGAGCAAGTTTATAATGGTCTAATGGGGATGAATAGATAAACAATGAAAACTTATATCGTTACCGATTCGATTGATACTAGCAAATGCGAAACTGATGAAGAGCTTTTTGATGCTTTGGAATACGTTCATTATGTATCTGGTATAAAACAATTAGAGAACAGGTTGTGGAAAATGCGATACTATATGAAAACAATAGACTCATATGTTTGCCAACTTGAAGACCAACTAGCTAAGTATGAACGATACGTTAACGCGTATAAGGAAGTTTATCCCCATCGACCATGGGAAGATTGCAAGTTAAAACCCATCGAATGAAAAGGTGATATTTATGGGTGAGAATGGTGTTATGGGTGGTGGAGGAATGTCTCCTGCCGATTTTGCTGCTGTTATGCGTGGCAATGGATGGGGTAATGGTTATAATGATGGTTGGGGCGGTGGCAATTGCTGGTGGATTGTCCTGCTGTTCTTTGCTATGATGTGGGGTGGTAATGGCTGGGGCAATGGCTGGGGTAATAACGGCTTCCAGAATGCCATTGGCTACGAGAATCTTGCCACTTCCAACGAGGTCCAGCGTGGCTTTGACAATCAGAACTCCATGGCTAACGAGCGTGAGATTCTGGCTGCTGTCAACGCTAATTCTCAGCTTGGTATGCAGAATGCTAATCAGAATACCCAGTACATGACTGGTATGCTGAATGATAAGTACAGCGAGCTTCAGCGTGATATTGCTGGAATCGGCATGATGCAGCAGCAGGCCATGGCGAATCAGAACGATTGTTGCTGTTCGACCAAGATGCTGATTCAGGACAACACTGCTGCTATCAACGCTGGTCTTGCTCAGAACCGTTACGATGCTGCTCTCAACACTGCTGCTGTTAATGCGGGCATTTCTCAGAACCGTTATGAGGCTGCTCTGAGTAATGCGAACCTCAACGCTGGTCTTGCGCAGAATCGTTACGATTCCGCTCTCAATACCTCTGCGATTGTTCAGGCAATCCAGCATGACGGTGAGGAGACCCGTCGGATGATGCAGCAGAATAAGATTGAGGCTCTCCAGCAGAAGGTTCAGGGGCTTGAGCTTCAGAATGCTGTGGCTGGCGTTGTGCGCTACCCGATGAGCACTGCATACAACGCTGGCTTCAATCCGTTCTGTAACTGCGGTAATAATGGTTGCTGCATGTAATGAGTGACAATGTAAATAATCCAGTGCATTATACGTCTGGTGACATCGAATGCATCGACGCTATCGAAGCTTCTATGGATCACAAGGATTTTTGTGGATTTTTAAAGGGTAATGTTTTGAAATACATGTGGCGTTATGAAAAGAAAAACAATCCCATTGAAGACCTTCAAAAAGCACGGTGGTATTTAGATAAATTGATAGAAACTTCATCGTAATTCAAAATGGAAGTTGAAAATTTCCCCAGTGGGATTTTCGACTAAACTTCGCTGAAAAAACTATTACTTATATAGGAGGGTTGAAAAATACCCTCCTTTTATTTTTTAGCTTTTTAGGAGGTTATAATGATTGTTCTTTCGAATTCGAATGCACAGGTTCTTCTACCGGGTCAATCGGCAACCTTCAACATCGTGGTATTGCATACTGGATGTGGAGAGTGTTATCGACCAAATAGTGGCGTAGTCAATCTTGCTGGTAAGAACTCCATCTACGAGATTGAGTTTGGTGGTAATGTTGGTACTACAACTGCTGGGGATGCGGCTCAATTGGCTATTAGTGCTGATAATTCTCCGCTTCTTGAAACTACTATGATTAGTACAATGGCTGCTGTAGGTGACCTTAATAGTGTCTCTAGATGTACTCTTTTCAAGACCTGTTGCTGCTCATCCAATTCAATTACAGTAGTCAACACTGGCGATACTACAGTTAACCTTGACGCTAATCCACTTCTGAAGATTAAGCGGTATTCATGATGTAGCTTATAGGCGGAGGTTATCACCTTATGCTAATTTTAACGAACTCTTCACGCCAGAAACTTGGTAAGAATGAGGTGCTTATATTTGATCGCCAAATCTTACATACTGGCAAGTGGGAACAGTATAGAAATGGATCAGGATTAATAGAACTACGTGCTCGTAATGCAATCTATGAAGTACACTTCAGTGCTGATATTTACACAAAAGATGTTGGAGTAGCTCAGCTTGCTATAGGAGTTGATGGTACTCCGTTAGCAGAAACTTACATGACTTCATCGGTTGATGGTCTTAACAATGTGGCAAAGACCACAGCTATCAAGACTAACGACGACGTTGTTTATATTTCTGTAATTAATGTTGGAAGTACACATGTGATGGTTAATCATTCATCACTTTTCACTAAACGAACTGCTTAAGTTTGATATTTTAAAAGGAAGGTAATGAGCATGGCTGAGAAGACTGTTACAACTACTGAGACTAACGAGCCTAAGTATGCTGTATACACTACTGAGTGGGGTCCTGAATTCATAGGTCTTGACGATTCACTTGGGTCCGATGCAAATTTTGCAGGTATATTTGGTGAACCTATTACAAACTTCACAGTAGGGGCTAAGGGTATTAAGAAGTTTCGTATCCGCACCAAGAAGAAGGGTAAGTGGCAACCGTATCGAACAGGCTTTGACACCTCTGTCGAGTCTGATGGTACAGCTATCACAGGCATCGAGATTGTCGGTAAGGGTTTCTGTCTAGCAGTTCATGTCAAGGGCGGGACTTGGCTTCCTGTCGTTAACACATCAGATAAGGATGGAGAGGTTCTTGTTGGAAACGGAACAGTTATTGATGCTATCTGGATTAACCTAATCTAGAACCTTACCACGGAAGAGATAAGGATAGACTATGGAGTTCGAAATACCTATAGAGATAATAATTAATACCGTAATCACAGGTATTATTGGCTGGGTTGTAAAAAGTGTTCTTGATAAATTGAAAGATTATCAAGAAGAGAGTAAGCAATGGCGTGATCAACTCGACGCAAAACTTGACCATTTGTCTGATGCAACTAAGGCAGACATGCGAGTCAACATCGTATACAGTTGTGAGAAGTGTTTGAAACGAGGGTGGATTACAGCCGAAGAACTCTCGTCTATTCTTAATCTTCACGATAGATACAACGATCTTGTCGGACACAATCACTTTGTATCAAGTTACATAGATCGAATAGAAGAGCTTGATGTCAAAGCAATCTGAATGCTTGATGAAATTCAAAATGGAAGTTAGAGGAGCTAACCCATGATAGATTTTGGCGACTTCATTCAATCTCAGCGAGGTAATGTTGGGTTCCCCAGACGTAAGAAAAAGAAGATTGATACTATTGATAATCATTCGACAACTATAGAAGAAGCAAAAGAAAAGGTCAGGCAAATTATCGAGCGAGGCAAGCATAAGCGTCGTAAGAAAAAGCGCCAGCGAGACGATGACGAATGATATTTGTAAATTAGAGTTGGAATTTTCCCCAGTGGGATTTTTCAAAAACCAAAAGGAAGGTTCAACATGAATGAGTTGGTTCTTGATATTTCAAAGTATGATCCTGACATCGACCTTGCAGCTTGGAAGGCAAAGCACAACCTATGGGGCGTAATTATTAAGGCTGGCGGAAATGAGACGAGGCTCGGTAGATACACAGATTCATGGTGTGAACGTCATTATCGAAATGCAAAAGCTGCTGGGCTTCATATCGGCTTTTACTATTACACTGTTACTACTGATATTTCTAATGCGGTAAATGATGCTGACCATTTCTATAACATCATTAAGAACTATGATTACGACTTGCCATGCTACATGGACGTTGAAGACCCTCGGCAGTTTAATCTCAGTCGTCGAGCTCTTACTGATGTCATCAAGGCATTCTGTGATAGACTCATTCATCATGGTCGCTATGCAGGTCTTTATACTGGTGGTTCTGCATGGCTTAACAACATGTACAGTTCTGAGTTGAGTGTTTATGCTAACTGGATTGCATGGTGGCGTAGGACTTGGCCGCTTGAGGCTGGCGACATTGGCATGTGGCAGCAAGGTGGTATGAGATATTCTGACGGCAACATCGTGTTTGATGACGTCTCCGGCTATCATGACGTCGATTGGTGTGCTGTTGACTACCCATCGCGTATCAAGAGCGGCCAGAACAAGTATGAGCCAAATCAAAATGGAAGTGGCGAAGTGACCAATACAGGCGGAACAGTTGATGATGTGATTCGAGTTGCTGAGGGTGAGCTTGGATATTATGCTCCGAATGACCCTGAGCGTGGTTCGAAGTATGGTCGTTGGATGGCTCAGATTACTGGCGAGGATTGGATGGCAGGACCATCAGTTGAGATTTGGTGGTGCTGCATGTTCGTAAGTTGGGTTCTCAACAAGGCTGGAGTAGTCGTC